CACAACTTAGAACAACAACAATTAAGACTTGGCTTGATTGGTTTCCTGAAAATGAATGGGGTAAGTTTGCTTGGTCAGTTCCTTATACTCATATGATAACTGCAGGTGATCTTGAGATGGAAGTTATTTTTTTGGCACTTGATAGACCTGAAGATGTAAAGAAGTTATTATCTCTTGAACTTACTGGGGTGTGGGTCAACGAAGCAAGGGAGATACCGAAGTCAATTATAGATGCGTGTACTATGAGAGTAGGAAGATATCCTTCTGTCAAAGATGGTGGTGCAACTTGGTCAGGTGTTATCTGTGATACTAATAGTCCTGAAGAAGATCACTGGTGGTCTATTATGAGTGGTGAAGTTCCAGTGCCTGATCATATTTCTTTGGAAGAAAGTCGTATGCTTGTTAAGCCTGATAACTGGCAGTTCTTTACACAGCCAAGTGGAATGATAGAAGAAAAAGATGAAGATGGCTCTGTTAGTGGTTACAAGCCAAATCCAAAAGCAGAGAATTCAAAAAATATTTTAGACTCTTATTATCCTAATCTTGTTCAAGGTAAAACAAAGTCTTGGATAGATGTTTATGTTATGAATAGGCTTGGCTCTATACAAGATGGTAAGCCAGTTTATAATATGTTTGTTGCAGATACTCATGTATCAAAAGAAGAAATACCAGTTGCAGATGGTGTGCCACTTTATATTGGATTGGACTTTGGTCTTACACCTGCTGCTGTTTTTGGTCAAAAGGTTCGTGGTCGTTGGATTATACTTCAAGAGATTGTAGCTTTTGATATGGGTATTGTAAGGTTTGCAGAATTACTACGATCAGAAATAGCAACACGATATGGTAACTTAGAAGTTAATATTTATGGTGATCCTGCAGGTGACTTCAGGGCACAGACAGATGAAAGCACTCCTTTTCAGGTTTTACGAGGTGCAGGATTAATGGCAAGACCGACAACAAGCAATGATGTATCTCTTAGAATAGAATCTGTTTCATCTGTTTTAAATAGAATGGTAGATGGTCAATCAGGAATTTTAATTGACTTTAGATGTAAAGAACTGATAAAAGGGTTTGAAGGGGGTTATCAATATAGAAGACTCCAAGTATCAGGGGAACGCTATGAGGATAAACCTTTGAAAGATAGGTACTCGCATATCCATGATGCTATGCAATATCTTATGTTAGGTGCAGGGGAAGGCAGACAAGTATTAGGAATGACTAGACCTATCCAAACATTTAATGCTAGGGTTGACTATGATGTATTTCAAAGGCAACCTAAAAAACCTCGAAGACAAGGTCTTTGGGCAAGATTATAAAGGAGTAAGATATGTGCATAGGTGGTCGTTCATCAAGTCCTCCTCCTCCAACAGCAGAAGAAAAAGAAGCTGAGATGGAGAGAGAAAGTGCAAAAGAACAAGAAACAGCAAAAAGACGAGAAGCAAGACAAGATGTTCTTGAAGAGAATATAGCCAACATTAGAAGAGGAACTGGTAGACGTTCTTTACTGCGTGGCAGTGGTGGTGGCATTGGCTTCTACAATAGGTATAATTTATAATGCACGAAAAATCTGCTGAACTTTTATTACAACGCTATGAAAAAGCTCTAGCTGTAAGAAGAGAGTTTGAAGAGTTGTATGATGAAATCTTTGAATATTGTTTGCCACAAAGACAAGGATTTAAAAATTATTCAGCAGGTCAAAGACGAGATGATAAGATATTTGATGAAACTGCTGTGGTTGGTATACAAGAGTTTGCATCAAGATTGCAGTCAGGTCTTACACCAAACTTTGCAAGATGGGCAGACTTTGTTACTGGACAAGAAGTTCCTGAAGAAGAAAGAGATGATGTTAATAATGCACTTGATGAGGTGACTGATTATGTCTTTGAAGTTCTACAGACATCAAACTTTGCACAAGAAATCCATGAGTGTTTTATTGATTTGGCTTTGGGTACTGCTGTTCTTTGTGTCATGGAAGGTGATGCTGTTAATCCTATTCGCTTTCAATCTATACCTTTACCTCATGTTGTTTTAGATACTGGACCTGATGGTAAGGTTGATCATGTATATAGAGAACGGATGATTAAAAATGAAGATATTATGATTGCTTTTCCAAATGCCATTTTATCTGAAAACATTGCACAGAGAATACAAAATAATCCTGAATCAAAAACAAAAATACTTGAAGTATCCTGCAAATTGTATGATGATCCAAATGTAGAGAAGTATGGTTATTATATTATAGATGTTGCAGACAAAGTTATGATTATGTCTGAAACATATGAAGGTGTAGGATCAAATCCTTTTATTGCATTTAGATGGAGTAAAGCATCAGGTGAGATTTATGGTAGAGGACCTGCAATCAATGCCTTGAGTGCAATCAAAACGTGTAACCTTACAATAGAATTAATATTAGAAAATGCTCAAATGGCAATCTCTGGTATCTATCAGATAGATGATGATGGTGTAATTAATGTTGATACAATTAACCTTGTGCCAGGAACTGTCATTCCAAAAGCACCAACCAGTGCAGGATTGCAGCCTATAAGAACAGCAGGTTCATTTGATGTTGCTAATCTTGTTTTAAATGACATGAGAAATAATATTAAGAGAGCATTGTATAATGATATGTTAGGTGATCCGAATAAAACACCTGCATCTGCAACAGAGGTCGCAGAAAGAATGGCTGACTTATCAAGAAAGATTGGTTCAGCTTTTGGTAGATTACAAGCAGAGATGGTTCAGCCAGTTCTGCAAAGAGTTATATATATTTTAAAGAAACAAGGTCGTATAGATATGCCAGTTGTTAATGGAAGAGAGGTAAAGATACGAAGTGTTTCACCACTTGCACAAGCACAATCTAATCAGGATATTGTATCGCTGAATAGATTTTTGCAAACTGTGGCAGGTTCGTTTGGACCTGAGGTGCTTAACATTTTAATTTCTTCTGAAGAAACTGCTGTGTATTTGGCTAAGAAATTTGGTGTGCCTGACAAGTTAATACGAGATGCTGACGAAAGACAGCAACTTGTACAGATGGCACAACAGATGCAAATGCAACAACAACAAGGAGTGATGCAAAATGACGGACAAGCAACCTAATCTTGGGATAGATGGTTATCCTAGAAAGAAGCAAGATGATGAGAAGATATCACAAGATGTTCTTGCTTTATTTAATACACCAAACGGACAAGAGGTATTAAAATATCTACGTTCTATTACAATCGACGTTATTAGTGGTGCTAATATATCTGATAATGAGCTTAGACATTTAGAAGGTCAAAGATATTTAATAGCCTTGATAATAAGAAGAATGAATCATGCAACATCATTAAAGAGTAAAACAAATGAATGAAGTAACAGAAAATAATCAAGAAACAGTTAGTACAGAATCTGCCACTGAAGACGCAACTACGCATAACGTGGACTCTTCCTCCAACTCAGTGGCAGATACCACTGCAAGACCTGAGTGGCTTCCTGAAAAGTTTGCTACTGCTGAAGATATGGCAAAGTCTTATAGTGAACTTGAATCTTGGAAAGGCAAGAAGGAAGAAGACATTAGATCAGCAATGCAGGAAGAAATTGAAAAAGAAGCTTTTGCTGACAGACCTGCATCAGCAGGTGAGTATCAAATACCTGAATCTTTAGATGAATCAGAAGCAGCAACAAATCCGTTACTCAAAGAGTGGGCAGAGTTTGCTTGGGAAAATGGCTACTCACAAGATGAGTTTGCACATTGGGTCAATAAGTTTGCAGGATATATGCAGGAACAAGATACTGATATTGAAGCAGTTAAGACTGCATTAGGTGATAATGCTAATGCTAGAGTAGAAGCAGTGCAGTTGTTTATGAATAAGTTTTTTCCTGAAGAACTCCATGATGCTGTGTCACAGCTTGGCACATCTGCTGAAGGTATTAAAGCTTTAGAGCATATACAAAAATCATTATCAGGCACAAATCCAATGCAAGATATATCTTCTCCAAGCAAATTATCACAAGAAGATATAATGGCAAAGATGCGTGATCCTAGATATTATGATCCTGCTCGAAGAGATAAAGCCTATGTACAAGAAGTAAATGACAGTTTCAAAAAACTTTATGGGTGAAGGCATTTATGATGGGTATTCCATTGTAAAAGCTGATTCAGATCACGTTCATTATCTTCAGAATAATTTAAGAGATGCTGATGTTAGGGAGTGCATTATACATGGTGCAACTCCCTTTCGTGCTTTGATGGGTGGTTTAAGAGAAAAAAACAGTGAAACATATACTGTAATGATTGATGATAACCCTGCTATTATGTTTGGGGTTAACCCAATTATAGAACATACGATAGGAAAAATATGGCTGTTAGGTTCATATGAAATAGAAAATCATAGTTGGAAATTTCTAAAATGGAGCAGAAAAGTTATTGATTACTTCCAAAATCAATATTATCAGCTAGAAAATGTTGTTCCTGCTGATCATGTAAAAACGCTTGAATGGCTTGATTTCCTTGGGTTTGAGATATTAAACGAGCCTTTACAAGTAAATGGATTTGCAGTTTTGCGATTTGTACGTTGCAAAGGTGACAAAATTTTGGTAAATAGAAAAGAACAGCCCTGTTACTAGCTGATA